AACCACTACGGCGGAAATCTTCGCAGGAGTGGTGCGTTACGCGGCTTTCGTTAAAGCCGAGGGAATCCTGAACACGCAGTACGTGAAACAGGCGAAAACGTTTTTTGGTCCCGGTATGCATTTCAGCGAACCGTGGGCGATTCAGCAGGCGCCAGGAGCACGAGATCCCAATCAGATTTCGGAACCTGACAAAACCATCCCATCGGGATTCAGGGGGTAGCGATGAAAAACATGATTGGTACCGGGAATGCACTGGAGCGACTGAAAAAACTCATTCCCCCTGGCGTTCAGCCAAAATTCGGCAGCGTTGATGAATGGCGTGCCTGGCAAGCCGAAGAAGGCCGTAAGCGCTGTGAGGAACTGGAAAAACAAAACCAGCGAGCACGTGCAGAGAAAATCTTTGGACGTGCTGGAATTCAGGATCTACACCGCGGCTGCACATTCGCTAACTATCAGGTTGAGTCGGATGGGCAGCGTCGGGCGCTCACGATGGCAAAAAGCTATGCACAGAATTTCGGTTCAGGGTTTGCCAGCTTCGTATTCAGCGGTGCACCTGGTACCGGAAAAAATCATCTGGCGGCGGCAATCGGTAATCACCTGTTGGCTGGTGGTCACTCTGTGCTGGTGGTGACCATCCCGGATCTGATGTTGCGCGTTCGGGAATGTTACGACGGCGGGCAGTCGGAGGCGTCTTTGCTGGACGATTTGTGTCGTGTAGACCTTCTCATCCTGGATGAGGTTGGCATTCAGCGCGGCAGCAGCGGTGAAAAGGTCATCCTGAATCAGGTTATCGACCGACGTTTGTCGTCCATGCGACCTGTCGGCATTCTGACCAACCTTAACTACGAATCGCTGACGGAAACCCTCGGGGCAAGGATCCTTGACCGTCTCCAGATGGACGGCGGCATGTGGGTAAATTTTGACTGGGATAGTTTTCGCAAAAACGTACGCCATTTGCGCGTTGTTAAGTGAGGGACCATGGCTAACAAATCACGTGAACAAAAACAGGCCTGCGTCCAGGCGATTATCGAACTAACCCGCGAGAAAGGACGCCTGACGGTGAAAGAAGCCTGCGCGGAATTACGCATGTGCCGGGATACTGCAGGTCGATATTTCCAGGCAGCAGTCAGAACCGGAAAGGTCATCCGCTACGGACGGCTTGGATTGTTCCGCGACCAGCGGGCAACCATAGATTTTGACCTTCAGAGATTCAGTCATCGGAAAGATACGGGAGTATGCAAATGAGCAAACAACGTAAATGGCGTTTCGTCTCTGAAGGCGCTGAAAAACAACAGGGAGGCTCTTATAGCGGACAGCGTACAGGGTTCTTTCAAGTCTGGTACGTCACTGGCGGTGATGGTGTGAAGTTCCGCCGTTGCCCTTATACGCCTGGCGGCTGGAAGGTCCAGAAAAACCGCACAACGTATGACGATCAACCTGTTGAATATGCCGTCAAAAATCCTGAAGACATTTCAGCCCTTGATGCATTTGTTGGAGAAAAAACATATCCGGGATACGGGAGAGTTCAAGCATGAAAATCAAATGCATAAAAGATACCGAGGGATACTGGACTGAGGGCGAAATGTATCCGGCCCGTGTAGTTGCTGGCGGTTTTGTTCAAGTTGGCGACGATGACGATCCCAAAGGAGAAGGATGGAGCGCTGCGCCGATGGAATATCGGGAAGATGGTTCGATCGTTTATCAGGTCGGCGGTATTGAGGGTGATGTGTTATTCGAGGAGACCAGCCATGACTGATATCACCAGAATTGCCCAGGAGATGAAATCGGCGGCAGAAAAAGCGAAACATGCAGGGGAAGCGCCGGTAATGCCGTTTGATACTCGGATCTCTACGCTGAATGAATACCAGCTTACGGTATGCCCCGATAATGTTCTCGCTGTGGTAGAGGCGCTGGAGCTTAAGGAAGAGCAGCGCGCTAACTGGTTCCAGATAGCACAGAAATTAGGGGAAGACCTAGATGCAGCTGAAAAGCGCAACGCCGAGTCGGAGTCTTCTGGCATTGCTCCCGGCATATTGCGCTGCACTGAGTGCTCGTTCGTTCTGACGAAAAACATCATCAGTGTTACAGCAGACACAATTACCTCTGTCGAAAGCGAATCAGAGCCATGTCCAAATGGTTGTGGACAGCTTCAGCCTGTCACCTGGAAAGCGCTGGCCATTCAACTTATGTTCACCACTAAACAGGGCGTGTCGGATTTACTGGAAGCCAAGAAACGCATCGCCGAGCTGGAGTCCCGCACCGTGAAGCTGCCAGCAGAGCGATTTTGCCCTGCAGAGTACGCCGGAAGCCAACTATGGTCAGAAATAGAGGTTTGGAACCAAGCGATTAGTGCATGTAATGGCGCACTCCGCACAGCTGGCATCAAGGTGGAGGCTGAGTGATGGCACTGACACACGATGAGCTTTGCCAGATAGCCTATCAATTCCTTAAGCGGAACGGCTTCAAAGTCTGCTTTCACGATCGCTTTGTTGCTGTAACCAGCACCGGTGAACAGCCAGACGCGATGGGGTTCAGGAATTTCGCTTCCTGCCTGATAGAGGCTAAGTGCTCACGCGCCGACCTGCTCGCAGACAGGAAAAAACGTTTCCGACTACGCCCCGAACTTGGCATGGGTGACTGGCGGTTCTTTATCAGCGAGCCGGGGATTATCTCTGTCGAAGACCTTCCGCCTGGCTGGGGTTTGCTGCATGTGGTTAATGGAAAGGTTCGAAAGGTTCACGGATGGCCGCA